TGATGTAATAATCCAGTGCAGTACCATCAACAACTATTCTCTTTCTCTTTCCGCCCTTCCCAGTTCTTTCTTCAATAGTGTTATGTTGTGTCCGCTCATAAGTAGGAAGTACATCTATATCAGCCTGTTCCTGTTTCTTCTTCTTAGGCATTGTCATATTCCTCTTGGGCAATCTTTCCTTCTGCCAACAAACTACGCAATGCAAAATCATGGTTGCGTTTTAATCTTCCTCTAAACCATTCATCTGATTCATTCCATTGCTTTAAAATAAAATCATCATCCTGCTTTATAGAAAATGGTATTACCTGTTCAGCTTGAGGTGGTTCATAACTCCACCCTTCCTGATTAAGCCATGTCAATACATTCTTAGCGTAGCCATCCTTTACAGTCTGGTCTTGCTTGTACAGGCGTAAACCTTTCATCAAAGCATCAAAAGATAATCCTTTATTTAAAACCTTTTTAAACTTTTCATAAATCTTTGTACCGCCAATCCATGTGCTTCTATTATTAGATCTTGGATATTCTAATTTAAATTCCTGAAACTCCTTTTCATATTCTTTTTCTTTTTTATATATTTTTTCTTTTAATGTATAACTTATGTTATTATTACTTATTATGTGACCGCCTACGCGAACAATGGGGGCATCGGATGTTCGTGTTTGCGAACAATGGGGCTTTTCTGCCATTTTAGTATCATAGACAGTATATTCAGAACCGCGCTTTAATCCTTTAACAATGTTAGCCTTTCTAGTCACATAACCTGCATCAATCAGCTTCTTTAATATTGTATAAACCTTAGTCTTACCCCATCCAAAACGCTTGCCCAGAAACTCAGCCTGTATCTTCCAATTGCTAGGCTTGCCAATCAAATAAGTTAACATACCTAAACACTCACAGCTTAAATCTTTATCTTCCATAATAGCGTTAGGAATAACAGTGTAATCAGTTGTATGTTTGGAGCGTTTAATCATATCCAGTTAACCTTACTGGTGTAGCTAACATTGTATGAGTTCCACACAAACCATGCGTAGGCAGTTGTGCCAGTGCCTTTAATAGCCTGATCACCGCGCCAGATTGTCAATCTTCTGGAAAAAACATAAACATTTGTTGGCGGATGTTTTACAAATATATTTTCTTTTCTCCAAATACCTTCTAGAAAAGCAAGCCTTAATAAAAACGCAAACTTTCTGGGTTTTAATTCTATTGCTTTTAAAACAAAATCATTTGCCAATTTAAAAGGTGGGTTTGTAATAATATCGCAATTAGTAAAAGGTAACTCTTTAAATTTTAAAAAATCCTGATTGCTTTCACCATAATCATAATCAAATAAATCAGTGTCATATGTTTTATAATCATTTTTTTCTAATACTTTGCTGATTGCTCCATCACCGCAAGCGCATTCCCAAACAATAGGCGCAAACATTTCACGCTCTAACAATGCCTGAGTAGCTATTTCTGGTGTTGGGTAATAATCCTGCTTATGCCTGCTCATTATCTGACCTTTCACCAGAACAGCATTCACTGATCACAGCCTTGCAAGTTATGCACTGATAATGTCCATGCACCTCAACCCATGTTAATTGAGTTGTGCAAACTGGGCATCTATTCAAGATTTGAGCTGTTTCTGTTTCAGTATTTTCCATAAATATTCTATTTTATTTAAAAGTTTTTCGTCTAAACCCCATGTTTTTCCATGACCTAAATCAACTTCTTTAGATTTAAATTTAAAATCAACGCGACTGCACCAACCAACAATCTCTATCTGCTTGCCTTTCTGCCTGCAAAAAATAGCAACATCAGATCTAAATTTATCTAAGTGCCTAAACAAAAGCATTTTAGAATTTTCAAATCCTGTCTTTACATCTATTGAGCAATCACCAAAAAACATATCAACCCCATCATCATGCCCTATAGCGTTGGCAGTCCAATCTAGATCAAACATCTTAGCGACAGCCATTTCTCCGCGCACTCCAAGCAAATCCAGATCAGACCTGTTAACAACCTTCTGATTATTTAATCCTGCATATCTGGCAAAAGAAGTTCTGGCATTACCTGCTTGCGCACATATGCTTTCTTCTGCTCTTGATAAATTAACAATCACTTTTGATTTGCTAGTAGTTCAAAAAAATCATCTAAATCAATCAGGATAAGTTCGGACTGCCTGTCAGCTTTAATAACAAGCGCATCGTTATCACCTTTCCACTTGTAAAGATTTTTAAAACCATCCGCCCTGCATTTTATTTCCATCACCCATTCGTCAGCACCTTTTCTGGCGGACACAATTACGTCACCTTTAATGCTTCCACCGCCACTGAGCGGAACGCGATAGGCATGAAGTCCATGAATATCAGCTTTCTTTCTAATGTTATTCTCAGTCCTATAGCCTTTATCTCTACTGAACTTTCCCATCATACCAATCCACTGCTTGTACTTTGTGATTTGTAAGCCTTTGAATAATTGCTATCTTGTCACCTCTTGGATAACCTAAACCGCTATACCATTTCCAGAATGCAACATCAGAAACTACTATTCCTTTTTCAGCTAACATCTCTTTAAAAAAGTCTTTTGTGATTTGTTCTTCTTCTAAATATTCTTTTAATTTCATCGCTAACCTCTAATTACGCATAAACTAGAAGTTAATAAATGTGTTGTCAAACATTTTTGAATAATATATGCTTCTATTAACTTATAGTTAAAACAAATAAATGGGAGTAAATATGTTTGAAATATTAAAAAAATCACCAATCGGTGGTTTAGGAACAAGCCAAAGAACTGGTTGGGGTTTATATTTTAAGAATACACATGACTATCGAAATAAAATTTTTAACAATGTTGTTTGTATAATCAATGCAAAGTCTTGGGGGTTACAAGACAGGTATGGTGCAGGCATGAATGGTAGCCAAAGACCAAGTAAAGGGAAAAACTCTAGATGGGGTTGGGGTTTGTTCAAAAGGCAAAATTCACCACCTAAAATTAATAACATACTAAGTATGATTTATTTATGGGCATGGATCTGGATAGAAGGCAAAAATCGGTACAGTATATTCAGCATTCCATATATTTTAAAATGGTTTAAATACCAAAGTTTTTTGACGCATTTAAAAAGAATGAGGGGAATAAGAAAATGGATTATCCAAACAAGTTGTACACTTTGCGAAACAGTTTGAGAAAGTCACAAGAGGATATGGCAGAATTGTTAAATATATCACAATCTGAATATTCAAGATTAGAGAAAGGTAAAAGACGATTAGGGGTGCATGAATTCCCTTTAAAAAGCTATTTTATAGCTAATAATATTATGTCTGATACCGATAGTTTAGTAGAAACAGCTACTGCAAATATTATGGGTAATACCTATAACGATAAACATTTTGATAATACATATGAGAATGGAAATAAAATGTTGCCTGTTTATGGTACACCTTTATTGAGCGGTGGTATTAAATGGACTGAGGAAGCTGTTAATATGATTGATAGAGTGCCGTCACTTAAAGACAATGCCCAAGCGTATGTTGCCTGTGTATCAGGTGATGATATGAAGCCTAGACTGTTTAGGGGGTATAAAGTAATTTTAGATCCGACTTCAACACCAAATCCAGAATCATTAGTGTTAGTTGAATTTAAATTAGAAAAAAATGTTAGATATTTTAGAGAATTTGTTAGAAGCGATTCTGATAAAATTACTTTAAAAAAGTATAATCCAGAAGTAGTAAATGAATATAAACATTCGGAAATACTACATATTCACAAAGTTTTTGGGTTAAGAACATAAAAAAAAATAATTAGGGGTTTACATTATGCGTGTTTACCCCTAATACTACTCGCATGAATACACATAATTATGCGAATGAGATTAAAGCAGATGATACAGAAACAGTTTATGTTCCTGAGTATCTCAAAAATTTTCAACTATCAACGAAGTCTTTAGAAGAACGCCAGAGCAAAATAGGTGGATCTGAGATTTGCGTATTAGCAGGCGGTGATGAAGAAAGGCAAGATAAATTATATGCTTTAAAAGCAGGGCATATACAGCCTGATGATTTATCGACAGTCTGGGCAGTTGTATCTGGTTGCGCTACAGAAGATTTAAATCTGGCATGGTTTGAGTATAAAAATCAGGTTGAAGTTATTAATCAGCAAATGGTTTTAACTTCTAAAAAATATGATTTTATGCGCTGTACATTAGATGGCAGTATAAACAATTACAAAAATCGTCAGGCTGTTATAGATGCTAAGTTTACACTGGGTTATAAAAAAGCTGATGAAGAATACACTGATGTAATTCCAAGATTAATAAAATATTATACTCCACAGCTTCACTGGAATGCTTACCTATTAGAAGAACATACTAATAGATCAGTGCCTTATGGCATTCTAAGCATACTCAGGGGCGGTAATGAGCCATCATTCCATGAAGTTAAGATAGATAAGGATTATCAGTTAGAGCTAATTAATATAGCTAAAGATTTTATGCATTGCGTAAAGAATAGCTTACCATACAACATACCAGATTTTGTAGAACCGCCAGTACCTGTTGAAGATAAAGTGCCTGTAGATATGACTACAGTAAAATCTAAATTAAATTGGAAAAGACACGCGGACACATGGTTACAAACATATGGCGCAAAACAATCCTGTTTAGAAGCTGAAAAAGCATTAAAAGATTTAGTGCCAAAAACTGCATCAATTGCATTTGGTGATGGCATAAAAATATCAGTAAGTAAAAATAATAGAAAAAAGATAGAGGTGTTAAATGACTGAGGTAGGTCAAGTATATAAAGCGTTTAATCAATTTCAAAGTAGTATGACTGCAATTAAAAAAGGTGACACAAATCCTAGATTTAATTCTTCATTTGCAGGCTTTGATAGCGTGGCAAAAGTTGCTGATGGTATGTATAAATTTGATCTTTCTTGGACTCAAAGAATTGAAAGTAATGAAAGTGAAGATTTTGTTATAACTGAGATTATGCATTCTGATGGCTCTAAATTAAAACCTTCTATAATGCGTTTATATTTTAACAAAAAAACTATTAGCAATGATGGTAAGCCAGTAGCAACAATGCAACAATTTATAAGTGCGGTGACTTATGCAAGGCGTACCTCATTAATGGCAATCTGCGGAATGTCAACTAATGATAAAGACGGCAATGATTTAAGTGAAGATTTAAATTTTGAAAATGAAGATGAAGAAAATGAATTTAATTTACAACAAGATACTTCCTCTAATGGCAATTCCCTCTCACCGCATAGCCAGAAGAAGAAGGAAGCATCATCACCAGATATCTCCATTTCTGGTGATGGTGCGAAATTAACAGGTATTGATAAAGATATTGCTGAATGTAAGGATCATGCTTCATTAAGAAAATTGATGAATTATACAGCAGATCAGTACAATGATAATGATGATAAATTAACTAATTATCCAAAAATTATAGAAAAATTTAGCAAACGTAAAGCTGAACTACTTAAAGGAGCAACAGCATGAGTGAAAAACCATTAATAAAATATGGTAAAAGTGAAAGTACCATAACAATTAATAACAACGATAATAAAGAAGAAGAATGGCATGACGATAGGCGCGGAAGATTAATGCTAAATGGTCAACTTTATTTTGTAAATCTTAAAAACAAAAATGATGAAGGTTGGATTGCAGGTAAAGTTGTAAAGGCTTCATCTGATCAACAAGCAAAATGGTTAGATGGTAATGCCCTTGCTCCAGAAAAAAAAACTGAACAAAAAGTAGAGAATAATTTAGATGATGAAATCCCCTTCTAAACGATTTAAAGAGCGTAAAGATGGTAAGACTATTAGCAATCAAGATGCTAATTCAACACCTAACCAGAACCTGCGCATCAATAAACATTACATATTATCTGAGCCAGAAATTAGAGCATTAAACGCTATTCATAAACCTGATTCAGATACTGATGCAATTGCTTATGGTGAACCAATTGATAAGAAGATCTTTAATAAACTCTGGATTAAAGGTCTTGTAAGGACTGAAACAAGTTGTTTAGCACCCCTGCTAACTCCTTATGGTGTTGAACGCCTTAAATGGTCTAGAAATGAACTTGATGCAGAACCTGATGATGTACGTTTTGCAAAAGATCCGAAGGTAAGAAATTGATGGAACTTAAAAACAGGCACTACGTTAAAATGGATGATAATGAAATTAAATTAAGTTTAAAAGAAAAATTTTCTTCTCCAGAATATCAGCAAATAAATTATCTAGTTCAATTAATGACTGATATGAACCTAGAAAAGAATGGAATTTATTCATTGGTTGAAAGAGTTGAAAAATTAGAAAGACAAATAAAAAGTGGCAAATGATAGCGTAAATAATCCAAGTCATTACACTCAAAGCGCGGTGGAATGTATTGAAGCAATTAAATCAGCTACAGGTGATGGCTTTGCAGATTATTGTCAGGGAAATATCATTAAATATGTCTGGCGTTACAAGCAAAAGAATGGTGTTGAAGATCTAAAAAAAAGCCAGTGGTATTTAAAAGCATTAATTAATTATGAAGAAGAAAAAATGGAAAAAAACAAGACCAACAGAAACACCGCAGTGGGGTAAATGTGAAGAATGTGGCAAAGATTTTATCTGGGGTAATGGCGCGCTTACAATCTACCTTAATGGAGATATGTCGAAGTGTTGGGAATTATGTTCCAACGATTGTGTCGATAAAACAAGCGCAAGACTTAAAGAACTGGAACAGATCTGGGATGCCCTTTGATTTAATACCAGAAGCACAAAAGCAAAAGAAAGATTATACAAAGTTAGCTAATCAATTAAAGGTAAATGAGTTTATAGCACTAACGCCAGATAATGTAATTAAGTCTAATGTACAGTTACAAGGCAGGGCAAGATATGTGCAAAGATTGCTTAGAAAAAATGGCAAAATATCTAGTTATAGAAAAATAACAGAAAATGAATATAGAGTTTACAGGATTAAATAATGCAATTAACAGTTAAAGAGTTAGGTGAGAGATGGTCTATATCTGCTAGAACAATTCAGCGCAGGTGTAAATCAGGGGTAATACAATCTTTTAACGCAGGAACAGAATCAAAACCTCTTTACCGAATACCCATTGATTTTGTTCTGGCAAGTGAGAGGAATGGACAATGCATAAATTTAAATTGTACCAACGTAAAAAAGGTAAGCAGAAGAATTGGCTTGTTACATGGACAGATCCGCAGGGCAAAACTAAAGAAATTAGCACTGGCACAGTAGACGAATTAATAGCGCAAAAGTTTTTAACTGCTTTTAAAACAGCAAATTCTTTTGACGATGCAATTTCTTGCGGTGAAATTATTAATGCTTACTGCGCTAAATTAGC